GCACGAACATCGGATTTTTTTTCACGCCGTTTTCGTATTCGTTTGATTCTACAAGCGTCTGCATTTTCAGCCTTCCTCAACATCAAGTCTTATGCGGTCGTCCGGTAAAGTTCCCGGCTCGTTACGGCTCTTGCGGTAGTCGTCAAGGTTGAAGTTCTCCGGCAAGAATCGCAAGATAGTTTTACTGCGTCCGGAACACAAGTTGAAAAATGTAAGTTCAGATTCCCACCAGGATAAACCTTGCCGTTTAAGTTCAATGACTTTGCAATAGTTTTCCAAAGCTGCAAAAACTTCTTCCGGTTTAAGTTTCAGTTCGTGAATACCTTCCAGGGCAATCTTAAAATCGCGCTGAATGAAAGTTATGAAGTTACCACGACAACACGGTAAGTCATTGGATTTTAAGATGTCGAACACTTTTTGAGCGTATGAAGTTGCGTTAGGAATAAGAGTTTCCGGAACAAAAGGTTTTGAATCAGAATCAAGGTTTTGCGCGCGCGGCTTGCTATGCTCTACTACACTATCCTTATCTTTACTAACCTTATCTATACTATCCTCTCCTATACTACGCGGGCAGTTGTCTGTCATTTGACTGTCATTTGCCGGGCAGTTGTCTGTCAATTCGTTGTCATTTACTGCGGTTTCTTCGTCAATGTCCTCTTCATTGTCTGTCATTTGATTGTCATTTGCCGTTGTGTACGCTCCATTTTCCTGTTTTTTAAGTTCAGAAAGTTCTTTTTTATATGTAGATTCTCGTTTTCTGTCAGCGCGGATATTGTTGTTAATGTTCCAATGCTTTATGACATAAACGCCGGATTCCAAAAGAATTAAAAATTTTCTTTCTACAAGTTCTCCAAAGTCTTCTTCTTTTGCTCCAACAGTCCGCATGATTGAAATAGGATTGTTTACAACACCATCATCATCAGCCGACAAATTGAGTTGAAAATAAAGACATTGTGCGGTAGGCGACATCGTGATAAATGCGTCCGATGATACAATCGAACGCGCAAACATTCTTTTTTCTGCCATTAGTTCGCTCCTTCAACTTTCAGCGTCAAGAAGTTTTCCTTTGTGTAAGTAAATCCGGCTTTTTCCATATCTGCCTTAAAACTCTGCAACTGTTTTGTAGTGCCTTTGAAAGTAATAGCCGGCAAGATTTCAAGGTCGTATGTTTCTGCGATTTTCTGCAAGGTGTCATACTGATTGCTTTTTGTGCAAAGACAGTTAAAAATCCATTCTCCAGGTTTAAGAACATAACTTTCATTATCTGTAACCGGAGTAGGCTCTACATCGTTCTTCACGCTTTCGACAATCGTGTTTGTTACATTCTGCAAGTCTTCCACAACCTGTTTAGTTTCTGCGTCCTTCTTTTCCTGTTCCGCTTTCATAGCGGCAAGGCGTTCGCGGTTTGCTTTAAGTTCCGCGCCTTTCTGCAAAGTAATAGCGATGTTAAGGTTTGTAAGATAAAGTTCTTTAAGCTGCGCGGTGTCTTCGCCGTAAGCGTCCAACGCTGAAAGGTCTTTTTTAATTGTGTCGATTCTTTCCTTAATTTCAGTCTGAATTGATGTAAGTTTTGTAGTTTTATTGAGCCAGCGTTTATTGAAAATGCGGTCTAAGGAAACAAGGTCAAAATGCTCTCTGTTCCACATTTCTTCAATAAGTTTATATTTTGCGTCTTCTTCTTCTTTTTCTTTAGCCTTTACAATGATGTCGAGTTGTCCGCTTGCCTGTTTCATAAGGCGAATAGTATCATCTACAACATCTTTGAATACCTGGAATGGAGACATAAACTCTCTTTCCCACTGAATCCTAGAATCATTCAGAGCCTTAATGCCGTTGTTGATTTCAGCCTTTGCATGAGCCGCCGCCTTTGCGTCTCCTTCAAAGTTTTCCGGAGTGTACATCTTCAATCTTTCGATTGTGTTAGCGCGGATTTCTTCGGCGTTTGTGATAAGTACGCCCAACTTTTTTTCTTTGATTGTTAATGTAGGGATTTTGTCGCTGATTGTTGCGGGCAGTTTTTCTTCTTCTTTAGTTGCCATGTTTGAACCTCTTACTTTCGATTACTCTTATACTATAACTCTTAAACCTGATTTACACAATAGAAAAATCGTGATTAAGAATAATTTTTATAAGATTTTAGTTATTCATTTGTAAAGCCATTTGAGCAAGTTCCTCTGTGTCGAAAGTTTCCTTTACCTCTCGTTCCGGAGTAGGTAACTTGCCGGCTTTTTCTATTGCCTTTTCAACTCTTCCGCGTAAGTGCGGATATTTGTCTAAAAAGGTATTCCAACCGTATTTATGAAAGAACATATGCTCTTCATGTGTTAATGCAAGGATATTCCAGGCACAATCAATGAATTGTGGAGCTGCGCCACGGCTTACAATATGATGATATTCAACAGGACTTTTACCGCTCGCTTCACTGTACTTTACTCTTTCCTTCAAGTCGTTAAGTGTTCGGTAGTCGTTTATATCCTCATTCTGTTTGCCGCGCCACAACTCCCATTCATACAGAACTTTTCTAACGTCAGCCTGTAAATCGGTTTTCAATTCACAATAAGTCGCAAGGTGATATAACAATCCGTCAATAAACCTTGCCGCCGCCATTGTGTTACTTTCAGATATGCGGACACTTCTTAATTCGCCGGTAATTTTAGAAGGAACTTTATCCGCATACTCTTCAAGTAAATCAAGATACAAGTCGTAACGCTCTGATTCTGTCGGCTTTCTACCTTCCATTGATTCAAAGATAACGGTTACAAGAACCCATACTGTCGCAAGCTGCTTGAATGAGCGTTTTTGAAATTGCGCGTCAATCTCGCACTTTAACAAGATTTCCTGTTTACTTCTTTCTTCACGGTTTTTTTTTGAATCAAACATTTTCTTAATCATAAGCAAGTCGTTATTGTCCGTTGCTCTCAAAATTATCTGATTCTTGAAAAATATTCCGTGAAAAAAAGCCGTTACCTTCATAATCAATGAACCCTCTACCCATTAAAACAGTGCGTCCGGATTTCCGTTGTTTCCGTACTGTTCTGCCTGTGCTTCAAACGCTTCATCTGCGCCTTCGATTTCGGCCGCAATTTCTTCGTCTGTCGGTGTATAACTTGATTCTGCTTTTACATCAGCCTTTGGAGCTTCGATTTCAGCCGGCTTTGTTTCTTCAATTACCGGCTGAGTGTTTACGATGTCCACAAAGGCGTTTTTGCCGTCATTTACGACATTTGCGCTTAAAACTGCGCTATCATTTGCAACTGCGTCAGCAATTTCAACCGTTTTAGGTGCGTATTTCATAACCTTTTTAAGAACGGTTTTCTTTGCCATTGCTTCCGGGTCGCTCTGCCAAGGTGAAGATTTCTTGTATTTCACGCTCTGTGAATACTGTTCCGAAAACTTCATCACTTCATTCCAGGACATAACCTCAAAAGCGTGTCCGCCGGAAACAAGTTCATAGTAGGCGTAAACATAAACCGGCTTGCTTGTCTTACCGCGTGGAATATGGCGCAAAGTTTCATTGAATCCGTAAGAATAATCAAAGTCGTCTCCCTCGTAAACGACACGCGCCTGTATTGTCTTGTACTGCTTTGTTCGATAACACAAGTCAAGCATACCCTGGTAACCAAGTTGAAACTGTGTCTCAACTCTTCCGGTTTTTCCGTTTTTGTAGGGAATGAGGTAAGCCTGTCCGAGCGGTGTGTTACATTCAAGTCCAAGCTGCGCGCTTGTAAGTAATGCTCCAAGAAAAGATTCCGGAGTAGACTGTGCAAGCATTTCATTTTTGCTTAAAGCGGTCATTGCGATTCTTGCCATGCGCTCCGGTGTAATGTTTGCCGGCAATGCCATTGCAATTTGGTCTGTCATTTTTGCAACCCACTGTTTAAGAGTTGCCGGCTTATTTGCGCCGTTATTGTTTGTTTTTGCTACTGAATTACTTCCGTCTACTTTCATTTTCTGTATCTCCTATAAAAGGCTTGCGCCTAGTTTGTGTAATTTCATCGCAACTTCTCTTGTCGCGCGAATATCGTCTAAAGCCGTGTGAGCGTTTTCGTGAGCAACGCCCAGGCTTTTTGTTACTGTTGTTAGTTTTAAGTTCGGATAACCGCTTAAAATGCCCATATCACGCGCTTTTTTCGCTTGCGCGTAAACATCTACAATTCCGCAAAAATAGTCCTCTATTTTCGCGTCATGACGCTCTAAAAATGCTTTTACCATGTCATAATCAAACTTTGCGTTATAGCCTGTAAAATAACACTTTTCGTCCGAGCTGCCGTCAGTCTTGTAATTGTGGAGACAATCACTAAAGAATCTAATGATGTTTTCGGCAATTTCATTTTCAGAAGGAAAACTTTTGATTTTCTCTTCTGTGTAACCGTTTACGGCCGCCGCTTCCGGATTGAACTTAAAGACATCGTTGAGCGGATTCATAAAGAAATCGCGCTCTCCGTTTTCTTTTCCGTCCACTACGAAAATTGCGCCAAGTTCAACGATTGCGGAGTTTATAGGGTTGCAACCTGTTGTTTCTGTATCAATCCATAGAAAACGCATTTTAAACCTCAATTCCCTGTCGTTTCTGTTCATCGCCCCAAAGAGTGATAAAACATTCACGGCTAATTTCTTTGTTTCTGAAAAGCAAAATAATCTCTCTGAATCTGCTAAAATCCATGAATACACCCCTCGCATTTTTATTTCGCTTTTGTGATTCTCATTACCTTTGAAACACTGTCGCGAGCGTACTGTTCAAAAATGCCGGCTTTTTTCAGCGCGTCAGTATCAACAATTTTTCTCGTCTGCGAATTAAAGGTAATCTTCCAACCGCCGCAAAGAGCCGTTGTTTTTTCCGCTCCGTCAGAATCCGCGCTTGCGTTGTTCATGGCAAGCATAATCTGTTCCTTGATTGCGTCAGATTTTGCCTTTAATTCTTTAATCTGTTCGTCAATCTCTGCTTTTTCGTCCAAGAGTTGCTCACATTCAAGCGGTAATTCAATGTTTTCAGCCATAGGTAAAGACTTTACCAGGTCGCTTTCATTTTCATTTCCTGTTGGAGCGGGCGGAATATTTGCGAGGATATTTTCGTTCCAAAACTCTGTTTCCACTTCAATAAGGTTGCGGATAAAATCATCGTTGCGCGGAATAACATAATGTCTGCCCGAATAATGGTCGACAATGAATACGGTAAGCACAAAGAATGAGATTCCGGTTACTGCCATATAGTGTTGAACCTGTGCGTAGTAAGAATCCGGAACTTCATCACTTGTGAAACCTTCGCCGGTGCGTGATGTTTTAATTTCGTGTCCGCCAAGACCACTAACAACACTGCCGGCGATTTCTTTTTCACCTTCGATATAAACAAGTCCGTCAAAGTTTGCGTTCATAAACGGATTTTCTTTACTTGTGAACATTCCAGGAACTGTCTCAATTTCAATCCCAAGTTCTTCACGAGCCTTCTGTCTTACAGGGTCTTCAAGAATGTTTCCCCATTCTGTAGCTGCGTTTCCGTTAAAACTTGCAAAATCTTTTTTCGCAAGATAAACAGAAAGCGGAGTAGAATACTTATTCAATCCGAGAATTGCTCCCGCGTCAGAACCGCCGATTCCGGTGCGTCTCAATTCAAGCCACTGTTCGCGGGTAAAAGTTGAAGTATCAGTAAACTCAACATTTCCCATTTCAAGAACCTTTTCATACAACATAGGTGTTTGCCTCCTTACTTTGTTGTCTTTTTATTATGTTTTGCCATTTCATAGCGCAATTCTGCGGCCTGGTCTGTTCCGAATCCCATACCGTAAAGTATTGCTTCTCTTATGCTTGCAAACTCAACTTTCTTACCTTTCCAAGCGGTGGTATAAAGTTTTACCGGCTTGCCGTTGAAGTCGAGCGTCCTTGTCTCAATCTTCATTTTCTTTTCAACTCTCCCTTGTAGACATAGCGAACAAACGGAGTTGTATGTCCGTAACGGTTTTTGCAATGACAAGGAACGCTTTCGATGTTTACACCGTCAGCGCGCAAGTCAAAGATAATTGCTGAAAGTCTTGTAACTCCGAACAAGTCAAAGGCTTCCATACTGCTGATTCCTTTTTTGTGCGTTTTAATGTGATTCAAAACGACTTTTCTTTGTGTTAAGTCCATATCCCACCTCACTTAACCGCTATTCGTTCATACTTGCCAAGGTTTCTTCAACCTGTACAAGCCTGTCGTTCAGTCGTTCAATAGTTGATTCCAGGCGTTTCTTTTCGCGTCTCAACTGTTCCGGACTTTCCAAATCATCATCAACCGGCTTTGTTTTCTTTGCGATTGCCTTTACCTGTTCAACGGTCTTTCCGTCTTCTGCCGCCTTTTTTGCAAGCATGACATCTTTTGCCAAGGAAATAGTTTTTGTCATTTCGTCAGAAAACTCGCTATCAGAAACCGCCATTCTCTGCAATTCTTTTGCCTTGTTACGGCTCATTTGTAAGTCGCTTTCAATGACATCTTCAACGCGCTCTCCCTCTTCCTTGCAAACTTCATGCAATTTATTCAAAACTGCGCCAAGCTGCTTTTGAAGTTCAATAAGAGCCTTCTGAATGTCTTTTGCCTGTGTGATAAGTTCCTGTGTTTTGCTATTGCGGTTGCGTGTGTAGAATCCTTCCTTAATTGCTTTATCCAGGAAATCATAGAAAGTTGCCCAAAATGCGCCGGAATGAGCCTTAGTTGTTTTTACGCCTTTTTCTGTTGTCAAAACATGGTGTGTAAACTCATGAACTGCGGTGTACATCAACTGATTGTCATTCTTAAAGTTTTTGTTGTGGAGAATAATTTCGTGTGTCAGCGGTTTATAAAGTCCGTTTACGCGATTAGACGCCTTGCCGGACATGGTAACTGTAAAATCTTCTTTACAGTCGTATAATTTTGTCAGTTTGTTTTTGATTTCTGCGTTTGTCATGCTACCGCTCCTTTTGCAACTGTCTCAAGGTCGCAATAGCACCAGGATTTTACATTCTCTCTGAACTGTTCTTCCGTGCAATAAAGAACTTCATTTTCAGAATCTCCGCCTGTGAAAAAGTAGCGTTTTGAAGTAGTAGCACCCGATACAAGTTCACCACCTTTCAGATACGCTAAAACCTTCCTTCCACTTTCCGGCAAGTCTTCCGGACTGTAGAACTCAAAAGTAATTTTCTTTACTACTTTTGTCATAAGTTTTCCCCCTTACTAAAAAGAAAAGCCTTCTTCTACCGTGCGTCCTTTGGCAAAAGAAGGCTTGTTATCCGGTGTCTAAGCACCGAACCCAACCGAAAGCGGTTGTTTAAGGACGCTCAAAACAACCGTTCTCACGGAAACTTAATATTTTAGGTTTCCTAAGTTGTCTTAATAGTAAAGGGAAATAACTATAATGTCAATACTTTTCTAAAAAATAAATGCAAATAATTTTTTATCTTGCTAAGTTTTGTAGTACATTTGTACGGAAATATTTTCTTAATGTCTGCTTATTTCTTACCGACAATGAAAATAGAAGGTGCGTCCAATGAAATGTAGTGTAGAAGAGTTTAAAAAAAATTACAAGTTGGTAAAAGAAGGTAAGCTGCAAAATGTCATAGCCGCAAAAGCCTGTAATTACACTCCGGAAAGATTCTCTATACTCCGCAAAAGATACGAAAAAGAAGGCGACAAACTTTTTATTCACGGACACTGCGGAAAAAAAGCCTATAACGCCGTTTCGGACGAGACGCGCCGTTTTGTAGTTGAGCAATACTTGAAAGAAAATGACTATGAGACAAACCCTATTAACTTCGCTTATTGGAGAGACGAATTAGAAGAAATCTACGACATTAAACTTTCGTACAGAACCGTATATGATATTTTGACGGCCGCCGGCATAGAATCACCGGAAAAGCATAAAGTTGATAGAAAGCCTGTAAAAAGAATCCGTTTTCGCCGAAAACACTTTGGAGAACTTATACAATGGGACGCAACGCCTTTTCAGTGGTTTTTATGGGCGGGCGACACCAGGTATTACTCACTTCACGGCGCGCTTGATGATTCAACCTCAACCTTTGTTGGAATGTATATGACTGAGTTTGAATGTAGGTACGGTTATATTGAATGTCGCCGGCAAGTGCTTAAAAATTACGGCATAGAACTTGAAGATTATTCCGATAAATCACCTGTTTTTCACAATAATTACAAAGAGCAAACAACATTAACGATAGAAGAGCAACTCGCCGGAACAGAAAAGAAAAAGCCTTTATGGGAAGTGATGAATAGCGAATTGAATGTAAAATTACACCGGCTGCATTAGTTTCAAAGGTTTGAAATTAAAGGTTGTAGGAATTGAACGGTACGGCATTGTCGGTGAGTTATGTATCAATGAACGCGGTTTATGGTATCTGTATAAAGGCAAGAATTACCAGGTGGAAGTAATGAGCGGTCTGCATGAACTTTCTGCAACTGCTCCACAAGTTCTTGAAAACATAATCTATGATTATATGTACAAGGAGCGAACACGCTGCATAAAAAAGAATCCGCCCCGCAAAGTCTGACCCATTGCAAGGCGGATAAAGTAAGAAGAAAAACCCTTATCAATTCTTAGATAAGAATCTTTATATAATATATATCGTATATCCGATTTAATCAATAAGTCTTATCGAAATTAAGACTTTTTGATTGATTTATGATACAATTTAGAAAGAGCGTCCGCCATGAAAGAAAAAGAAAACTATTTAACTGATTATGAAACTTTTGCTGATAGACTTGAAAGACTTCTTGTTGAAAGGAAAATGCAAAAGGCTGAACTTGCTGAACGCATAGGATTTTCCGCCAATGGTATAAGTACCTGGAAGGCGACCGGCACAATTCCTAGAGCCGACATTGCCGTAAAAATTGCAAAATGTCTTGATGTTACTACAGAATACCTAATCTTTGGAACTTATGAAGGAATAGACACAAAAAAAGACAGTCTTGCGTATAAAATCGCAAAACTGCCCGAAAATAAAAAAAAGATTATTGAAGCGGTTTATAACGCTATATCACCGGAAACGACTGATTAAATCCGTTATTGAAATAGATAAAAGCGGAATACCGCCGCCGAAAGTAAGTCCTATACCTATATCCTTCATCGCTTGATTGTCTATTGCGTCTCCGCAAAACCACAACCCTAAACCGGTAACGGTAACCGCCCCGGAAGTGATATAAGCGGTTTGTTTTACTTTCTTTTGAGCCTTTACCCTTAGTTCTAGGCTCTCTTTTGCAAGAACAAGATTCTGATAATCTGAATACAGTTCCCCAAAAAGTTGTTCTATAACCGATGTGTCTTCTTTGTTTGATTCCAAGGCCGCAATCAAAGAATTATTTGTTTCGGTAAGTTCATTTACCTTTTGTTCCGCTTGATTCCACAATTCTTTGTATCTTTGTGAAGTCTTCTGTGATTCTTTGGACTGTTCTTTCAATATCTGTAATTGTTGCGTCAATATCTCTAAGTTCGTCTTCATGCTTTGAAGTGATTGACTTAGATTCGTTGATGATGTCGCGGATTGAATCAAGCTGCTCTCGTTGTTTTCCGGCAAGCTGCAAAATAGCGTCATGTTCGGATTGAAGCTCTGCAAGTTTAGATTCTGCAAGTTCAAGTTTAGTTTTAAGTTCGGCTGCTGACTGTTCACCGTTTCTTCTGATTCTGTATTCTTCATACTTCCAACCGCCGAAAAAACCGGCAATAAGAACAAACAGAACAATACAAATCCACAAAAGTATTTTTTTGAAAGTTGCCATTTCATACACCTTCCCTCGTTATTTTATCGTGATGATTCTTTTTGAAACCGGCTTTCCGTTCGTAACGGTAGAACTTGCTCCGTAAGGGTCGTAAATTACCGCGCCGTCTTTTGTACAAACAAAATGAGCGTAAGTAGTTCCTGTTGCGCGGTTTTCGTAGCGTGTAATCTCCATTTCGTTTGACTTCGGTTTGTAACCCAATTCTTCATGGCGAACATCAACTCTTTTTGCGTCAATTCCCAAAAGATAGGCAATCATATTAGCCGGTTTTGCCATAAAACAATCTGATTCAATCCAACCGCTAGAAAGAGCCTTGTCGTAAAGAGCGATAACATCAATCTGTTTCCCTGTTCTTTTTTCGCAAAGATACACGATAGACAAGAAGTAACAACCACTTGCGCCGATTCTCTTTGCAATCAACTGTTTACTCAGCATAATTTCCCCCTATAAAATTACTGTTCCATTTCTATATTTTCGTTTTTGTCGCCAAAACGAATGTTTTTGATTTTATCCATAATCATTGAGAAATAAACCGGACTGAAACAAGCTGCAATCGAAAGTCCGGAAAAAATAATGTCCGTTACTTCAATGTGAGAGCCGGTTTTAAGCATATTTGCAAACTGTAAAGAGTTCCAAAGTCCAATCCATACTGCCGCTAAAGCCTGTGCTATTAAAGATGTGATTTTTGCCTTTCCTGTCTTCTTTTTTGTTGAGACAGTTGTTTTTGAAGTTTCTGTGCTTTCTGTAACTTTCTTTTCTTCTTCTGCGTATTCTTCGTAAGATTTTGTAGTTGATTCTTCGTCCATAGCGTTTTTCTCCCTTGTTTATTTAGTTATATTCAGCCAATTTTCTACACTGTTCATGTTTAAGCCTGTTCCAGGAATGTATAAATCTGAAAGAATTGAAATTGCGTTTATTGGCAAGCTGCCGGTAGATTGAACCTTTTCTCTAACTTTACAATCAATGTCGTTTATAGTGTTAATAAGGTCATACTTTTGCCGGCTCAAATCGCGGAATGATGTAAGAATCTGCAAGACAAGACTTTTGACAAACTGCTCTTCACCTACACATACTTTATGTAACGGCTCATAGTCTCCAAGTTCATCAAACCAATTTACCCGCATAAATTCACGGAAAATGTCAGAAAGCCGTATATAGTCCATGTCTGCAAGTTCTTTTAGTTCAATGTCTGTCTTATCTTTTAGATGATTTTTTTCATAAATATCCATGCAAAACTTATACATTTTGTTGTAAAGTAACTGCACCATGAGAGAGAAAACATTGACTGTAATATTTGTGTCATTATTTGTATCTCTAAGCATGGAAATATAATCACTTGTTAGACGGCGGATATATTGGTCTAACTGAACTGCGACAACTCGTTTTGCCTGTTCGTGCAAATCGTTGATTCCTTCCGCCTGTTCGTCTTTAATCTTGTATTTGAAATCAGCATAATCAGTAACAACCTTTACGATGTCGTTCTGTGTTTTCTTGCTTGAAAAAGAGAGTGTGTTACTTCCGACTTTAAGTGTCAATTCTTTTATAGCCTTGACGATAGTGAAAATTATAAGCAACAAAAAAACGCCTACAATAATAAGATTTATAGGACTTGAATTAGTGATAAAATCTGTCATTTTGTATTCCTTCCGGCGCGCATAAAAAAAGCCGGCGGAAAGTCTAAAAAACTTTCACACCGGCTTAAATTGATATTTAACACCTTGTATTTTATGCCTTTATTATACACTATCCCTTTTTCCGTGTAAATAAACCTTATTTTATAAGCGATTCCACTTCCTTTACGGTAAAACCGAGTTGGAAAAGGCGTGCGTTTGAATCCTCTTTCTTTTCTAGCTGCACAAAGTATTCAGTTTTTTCGCCTGTCTTTTCATCAGTCCTTTCCTGTGCGATTATTGCATGGGTAGAATCTTCCTTGCCCTTGCTTTTTGAGGAAAGTTCCTTTACCTTTTCCCAATTAAAACGGTCTGCAAGCAACCGTCTTAATGCTCTTTTTGTTTCTTCCGGGTACATAGACATACAGTTTATGTAATCCTGCTTTGTCGCAAATACTGTTGGAAAACCTCTCATAATTATTTACCCCCTTAATTATGTTAAAGTAAAATATTTATCAATCTTCGTTACGGTAGCCATAAACGGTATTTTTTCGCCATATTTTTCAAGCTGCTCAATAATAACCGCGCTACCTGTAAAGAAAATACGTTTTCTTTCGTCAGATTCTTCGTAAAACTGAACCGTGGCGCATTTGTCGCAACGGTCTTTATATTTTGAATTTCGGACTTTGTATTTTGTTATGACAATTTCCTTGTTCAAAATGTTGGTAATTGAGACTTTCTCACCTTCAATAGGTTTTTCATCATCTTCCACAAACTCGCTGAACTTAACCACAATATTTACTCCTTATAAAATCTATATCCGTTGCAATCTGCAAGTTATGAGTGTTGGCGTGTTTTTGCCAACCTATCATACTGTCGATTGTAGAGCGCATTTTATCCTTTGTAATTAAACCGTTTTCAAACTCCCCAGGAAGTTCTTTTAAGCGTTTTATTTCTTTTTTCGCGGTAGATTTTCGCAATAAAATATAATTGTCAAAATGCCGGTAACCGCAAAAATCAATACCTTGCTTTACACTGAATACGTCAGCCTTTGAATACGTCAATTCATATTTTCCAATAAAATCCTCAATGCGCTTTCTGCACTCATGCAAGTAAGACTTATCATCTCCAAATAATAAGAAATCATCGCAATAACGTATATAATCTTTTATTTTCAATTCATGCTTGCAAAATTCGTCAAGCGGAGTGAGGTAAAAATTGCCGTTCCATTGGCTTGTATAATTGCCAATAGGACAGTTATAACCGCCGGGAAAACTAAAAATAATGTCGTCCATTAGATATAAAAAGTCCTTGTCTCTAAACTTTTTATGATACATCTGTGATAAAATATTCTGATTGATAGAAGGGTAAAAGTGGTGAATATCGCATTTTAAGCAATACTTATTTCTTCTTACCGCTTGCATAGTTCTTAAACTTGCTCTAGTTTGTCCTCTCCCTGTAATGCAAGCGTAACTGTCAGTGATAAACATCTTTTCCATGTAAGGAACTAAGATATTCATAATTGCGTGTTGCACAATCCTATCCGGAGCGTATGGCAAGATGTAAATGATTCTTTCTTTTGGCTCAAATATCTTCTTGCTTCTGTATTTTGCCGTATGAAACTTTTTGTCTATAACAAGCTGCCGAACTTCTTCCAGGTTTTTATCAAGATTCGCTTCAAAAATCTTAATTTCTTTTCTATTCGATTTTCCCTGTCTCGATAACTTTTGAGCGACTATAAAATTGTCTTTTTCTACTATGGATTCAAATAAATTTCCACCGTAAGACTTCATTTTTTCAATTCCTTAAAAATATTGATAGGGCAATATTTGCCGTTTCCGGCTACTAACTGTCCTACCACTCCTTTTTGTGTTTTGGCATTCCGCCAAGGTTAAGGATTCAGCCGGAGTTGTCGCACCTGTATAGGAGTTTACATTGACATATTCCGTATCGCACCGCGCCCGCCGATATTGTCATTCGTATTCGACCGCGCATTATTCGCATTGCGACTGCGAGAACCGCAATTCGCCGCATTATTCCAATTACCGCCGAAAAGCAAGCCAATAATTCAACCCTTAACCTAAAATATTAACCTTATTGCGGAACTATCGCTCCGCAATAAGGATATTTCCACTACAAAACCGCTACTCAAACACACTTAGGATTCTGTCTCCAATTTTGCGTACGAGTAACGATTGACGGTTTACGCTCTGCGGACAACTCGGCTCGCACCGCGCCCGCCGAAATCGCCACTCGTATCCGACCGAGCACGAGACGCACTGCGACTGCGAGAACCGCAACTCGCCGCACTATTCCAATTACCGCCGAAAAGCAAGCCATAGCAAGTTCCATACATCTTACCGAAGTTGCCCTGTCCGTCATATACAGAATCTCCACTTCCGCCCGCCGGGCCGCAGTCTTCTGCCCACTGCCACATAGCGCCGCAACAGTCTTCACAACCGATAAAGGAAATCATGCGTCTTTCAGCGGTATCTTTGTGTCCGCCGGTAGTTCCAGGGTCTGCTGAACCGTAGATGTTAGTGCCTTCGTTAGAACCGCTTGCAATGCTTGCAAACTCGTTATCAAACAAAAGACGCTTTCTTACCTGTCTCATGTCGTCCTGGTGATTCTGCTGAGGTCTTGTATCGGTGATAGTTCCGCCGTAAACGCTTGATGTCAACTTTCCTTTACCGCTCTGCAAGTAAATGTCGGCTGCAATGTCAGTGTCTACATCATAAACCATTCCCGCGCCGTCTGAATGAGGTCTAAAAGACAAACACCATACAGCTTCCGGCAAGATGTCTCCGGCTTTGAATCCGGCAAGAGGGTGTTCTACAACAAGAACATCGTAGTAAGTTCCTGTTGTAACGGAAACAATGTTTTTGTTATAGAAGTCATAGAATCCGTCTTCATCGTCAGCGTCATACTGTTTGAGCAAATACTTTCCGCCGGCGGTCTCTGTTCCCGGAGCTGCTGCAATTTTTCCCTGTAAAGAATCGCCCGCGTCTACGCACAATGTAGAGAACTGTCCGATTTTGCGAGTGTTGTTTGCATTGTAATTTGCGTCAATATCGTTAGGATATGTTGAATTGCAAGAAACAACAAGTTTAACGCCTGTTCCTTCCGGTACAAGGTAAACAAAGTAATCGCGTCCGTTTAACTGTCCTGTTCTTGTAGAACTTGCGTCAGCCGCGGTCTGCATATCTGTTGATACATCGAACACTGTATTTGCGTCTACATCGAACCAACGCTTTTCTGTTACGCCGTCTGCGATGATGTCAAGTCGTAAATGAGTGTCTTTTTTGATTTTCAATGACTTATGCGCACTGTCCGCAAAGTCAAAAGTCAAGAAACGCTCTTTTCCGAATGGGAAACCTACGCCGTTTGTGCCGCTATTTCTCGCAAGTTCGCGGTGAACTTCATAATAGCGCGCGATGTCGTCCTCGTCTTTTGGAGCTGCGACTTTAGCGCGTCCAAACTTGTCGCGAACCATAAATGTAAAAGGCAAGAGATTGTAGGAAAGTTTGCTTTCAACAAAATTGAGTTCGCTTGTTCCCAAGGTGTAAGAATCACCGTTAAGGTAGAAAATCTTGCCTTTGTTTACAGTTCCGGCGGTAATGACAATAAACTTGTGTGTCATGGAGTTGTCAGCGGTATAACCTGTATATCTGTTCCATGCGCCGGACTGAACTTCCCAAAGTCCGTTTTCCTTTGCGTTGGTCTGATTTTTCAAGAAAACCAACTGTCCTTCTGATACCACAATGCCGTCAATGGTAGCCGGGCCGCCTGTAACTACATCAATATTTTCAGTTGAGCAAGCCACCGGCAAATCTTCAATAAATGAGAATCTTGAAAGAATGTCGTTTGAATAGCCGTAAAGTGCGTTTACATTGGCTACAAGCGCGCTTACAAGAGCGGTAAGACTTGTCTGTGAATCGTAGTCCGTGCCGTGAATTGTAAGACTGCTTGCGGAAGGAATATCAGAACCCTTAACCTGTGCCGAACCTGTTCCAAAGTCAATGTTATTTGATTTAATAACCTTGTTTTTATGACTTCCGTCCTCATTGTGAGCAACAAGGAAATTGTAGAAGATTTCGGAAAGATAACCAGGATTGAATGTCTTATCCTTGTCAGCCGTCCAATCTTCATTTTCAACACCGCTCTTTCTTGCGGTGATGTTCTTAATCAATTCTTCGGTAATGTTTGTAGTTCCCGCCGGAATGATAACTTCCGCAATCTTTACGAATCCGCTATCTGTCGCCGGCGCGCTTGCTGAACCGTTTGAACCCTTCTTTACGACAACTTCAAGAGTAATTTTCTTTTTAGTTGCCATTTCCTGGTATGATTTTGTACCGCTTGTAGGGTCATTGATAGCGCGTGTCTGTACATCGTAGGTAGTTTCCTTCGCGCGCACTTCCACAATATCAATGCGGTCAAGAGAAGAATCAGCTTCCTCAAAACTTACCGGCTCTGTAATCTCTGTTTCTGCGACAACGTTTTCTTTTGCCACATTCAAAGAGAAAATAGGCGCGATAGAAACATTCAAGCCGCCATTACCATAAGGCGTTACCTTGCCGCCAATAACAAAATTGTTATCCGCTCCGGACAACACCGCCAACATCGCTACGGCAACATTATCTATTGCCGAATCGTAGCCAAAAGTAACATCTGTTGCTTTTAAGATTTCGTTTTCCGCTGCAATAGCGGTCTTAAAGTTAGCCATTACTTTTATCTCCTTAATAAAATAATTTACTGAACATCAGTTTCCCTAGTTAATAATTCAATGAAGGAAGTAACTCCCGCCGGTTGAACTATATCCATTATTCCTTGATACAACTCTTTCAATCCGCCTCTGCCGAAAAGAAAAGCGTTGTCAAAGTACGACATTTTCTCGTAGTCCACGGTTTTGTGTCCGTCATAACCTACCGGACTATCCGGCGCAAGAGCCTTCTGTTCGTCCAAATAAGTCATATTGTCGTAACCTTCCATAGGCTCGACATCACTGTTTCCGCCGTGAACCGTAGGCGACACATCTTCCGTTATCGCCGCCGTATTTTCATCATCAAGATAACTTACCCCCTGTGCGTCCTGTGTTGCGTCTGCATTGCCCGGTGAGCCATACATCATGTGGTCATAATCATGCGCCACAATAGGGTCGTTTGTTCCAGGTGCAAGGTTTGCCGTATCATCAGTTGTAGTTCCCTCAAAAACCGCAATAAGACTGAAAGTTGAGGCTTTTGTTTTTTTGTTCAAGCGAACATAATCGACAAAACCAAAATGTCCTGTCTCATATCCAAAAGTAACCGTAACGCTTGAAACGCGACTGTCGTTTATAAAGAACATGGAACGGTTGCACCAATCATTACTTGCAAAAGAAGTCCAATGCTCCGTGTTGCCCCATGCTCCGGTATAGCCTTCCGGAATCCAATAGCGACCGTTATTGTCCGTTATTTTTACCCTTACATTCCCCTTCAAAAAGAAGTGTAAAAAATAAACGGTTTTTGCGTTTACATTTACAGTCTGTTCCAAAGTTCCGGAAGAATTGAAAAGAATACCTGTCGTTCCTTCAAACCTCGCTTCGCGCTCATAACTTGCGCCGGCTGTAAGAACCCATGCGTCTTGATTCTCAAAGTCGCCGTTTATAAGCAAGTTTTCATCGTCCGTATTGTTTATAAGCCAAACATTCTCACTATTGAAGAATGTCTTAAACAGATTGAGAATGTCCCACTTGTCGCCCCATACTTTATCGCCGTTGCGGTAAAAAAGAAGTCTAAGACGCGCTAAAATCGTATGGTCTGTGTCTGAATTGACGCGCTCCAAAACAGAAAACAAAGCGAGTGTTTTTTCAAGCTGCTCTCCGGTCTGATTGTAGATGTTCGCGCTATCTATTTCCCATACTTTCCTGGTCTCTTCAAGTTCATTGAAAATCGTTTCTATCGTTCCTGTTTTTGAATCGTTCGCAAACAAGGCTGAAAAAACGCTCTTTTTTTTGTTTATAAGAGTAGGAAAAACGCTTTTTATAAAATCACCGACTGTGTTTACTGCCATAACTATTATTCTTCCTCTGTAATATTCAATGTAATTTCACCTACACGGCAAATCTGATTGATAGAAGGCTCTACATTTGACACCGGACTGATAATTGTACAGTCAGCAACATAATTCAAAGCCATAACCTTTGTTATAAGTTCCGACAAAACAACGCTCTCTCCGATACACTTGCCGTTGATGTATTCTGTAATAACTCTTGTAATTTCTGTCAGAGCGTCTTCAATGTCAGCGTTTGAAACAAGAACATTCATTGAAACATCGACCGGAACGCTTGTCGGAGCAAGTACGCGGATATTTATTCCAGGTGCAAGGTGTCCGGGATTTTCTTCCGTTCCGTCTCCTTCAATGGCTTTTCTTACTGCGTCCAAAGTGTCCGCGCTTGCGTTTCCACTGCCGTCATCAACATAAATACTCGCATTATAAATGTCGTTCAACGGCGGTTTGTGATTCTGATAAGAAACAGAACGCACGGCATTCACGCTCAAAGCTGCGCTACGGATAGCGTAAGAGTTTGTGCCGGAAAGTCCGTTAATCATTATTTTGAATCTTTCTTCATAATCTGCGTCCGTTTCTACATCTGTACCGCCTGTAAAAACATCGTTGTTTGTTACCTTCACGACATCAGCCGGAACGACTGAATCAATAGAATCAATAATGCCGGCCGCAATATTAGAACCGCTTCCAACCTCACTTGCCGTAACGCTTATTTCGTCTGAATCAACCTCATCAGCTGCAATCTGTCCGGCAACTGTTGTTACAAAAGTGTAACCGCCACCGCTTACAATAGTTCCTTTCGGAATAACGGTATTAGTGCCGATTGCTGAATTACGCGAAAAAACAACCGTTCCGCTTGCGTAAAGACCTTCCTTTCGCTCAAAACCAAAGAGTGAATATGGAAGGAGTGCCAAAAGTTCATTGTACCCCTGTCTGATAGCGACATAAGCGCGTTCTACAAGCCGCGCTACCGTATCAAGGATAGTGTGGATAATCGAACCTTCGTTAAAGTCCGTAAGTTTATCCTGTTTGGCTATCATGTTAGCCTTTGCGCTCTCCATAATTTCATCGTATCGCCGTATCTGTGCCATTTTACAATTCTCCTTTATAGCTTCCGGTCTTGCCGTTTATATCCATGTATGTAACATCAATCTGAATATCATCGCCGCCGTTTTTTGTCTCGTATGATATTTCTTCAACTTCCTTAATGCGCGGGTCTACTTCAATCGTTTGCTCGATAGAAGAAGTAAGGTAAGATTTCACCGCCATAGGGTCGCCGATTGTGTTTTTAATTCCGTATGCGTTCAGCCGGATTCTGTTCTTTCTGTCCGTTGAAAGCCGTAAGCCGATAGCCTGTGCAAGGTTGTCTGTTCCGCTTACAGTTCCAAAATCACCGCCGGCAATATCAAAATCCCCTTCGTCATTTATTGCTATGTCTACGCCGTAATTGTCCTGTAGTTCCGGTATGGCATAAATCATGTTGTTCTGATTAGCCGGAGTTTCAGTCAGAATCGGAATCTTGATTTTAGTTCCGCTTTCAACCGCGCTTTCCACCGCAATTTCATTAAAATAGGCAATGATTGTTCCAAGGCTCGCGTCTCCAAGATAATCACGCGCCAACTTGTCAAAAGTATCAGTGCTTTTCCAGGTATAAACTGAAAAATCATATACATAAGCCACCGCGTCATTGCCTTCATTGTCTACATAAACAACTGTCTTCACATTGCCTTGCTTTTCCTTTGCTTTCGCAACCATTTTGCAAGCATTGTCAATCATAAGAGAAATGTTGTCGGTCAGAATGTCGTATTTATCGTTTTCAGTCATTTTATTTACGCTCCAAACCATTTAGCATAGAGAGTTATGTCTTCGGTAAGTTCATCAGCAAAATCAAACTCACTGTAAACCGTAGTCATAATAGGCTGATTGTTTTCGTCCTTCTCTCCGGAATCTACTTCTTCCGCCTTTTCCCACATGACAAACACGGCGTTTTCTTTAACCGGAATCTCCGGGAATACCGCTCTGTCGCCATAACCGATAACCTGTGATTCAACCGAACTACCGCCGTTACTGTCGAATGTTACCGTTATTTCCTTTGCGCTCCATTTTGCATAAAGCGTCAATGCTCCTGTTACCGGCGTTGTATTGAAATGGAACTCATTTGTACATTCCACATCATCACACCAATAAACAAAGTCAAAACCTTCTTTTGTCGGAGCTTCCGGCTCTGTCGCGTATGCGCCAATCATTACATCTTGACTTGAAACGCTTGAACCGCCGTTACTTCTGAACGTAACGGTATTGGAAATCTGCACCCATTTTGCATACAAGGTAATATCTGCCGTTATAGCGGTATTAAAATCAAATACGGTTGTAAGGCTTGAATCAGAACACCAACAAGAGAAGGTGTAATTCTCGCGTGTAGGCGTTATCGGATAAACCGCTTTTCCGTTAATTTGAACAGTCTGCGATTCAACCGCGCTTCCGCCGTTTGCATTGAATGTAACCACTGCTACGGTAGTCCAGGCCGCATAGAGTGTCATGTCGCCTGTTACCGGAGTTTCAAAGTCATAAGACTGTGTGGCCGCATAATCTGTACACCACTCTTTGAAGATGTAACCGTTTCTTGTCGGAGCGGTAGGAACTGTCGCTTTTTCTCCGATTGTTACTTCCTGGCTTGCCACTCGTGAGCCGTTCTTTGAGTTGAAAGTAACCGTTGCGACTGTCTGAACCCATTTTGCATAAAGCGTAGTGTCTTCGGTTATTGGAGTGTTAAAATCAAACTCAGTTGTAAGCTGCGCGTCAGAATACCAACCGGCAAAAGAGTATTTGTTTTTCGTAGGCTCTTCCGGAGTTTTCGCCGTCTTTGAGTATTCTATTTTCTGTGAGTTTATATGACTTCCGCCGTTAGTTTCAAAAGAAACAGTAAAATAACTTGTATCTTGAGACTTTGAGTGTTGAGAATTGTCTTGATAATCAGCGCGGAAAATACCCTTGCATTGGTCTGCAATCGCTAAACAGTCTTTTGTAGCGTTGTAAAAAGTGTTGCTTGAATTGCCTGTTAATATTCTTGTTGCGCTATCAGTCATTCCCATAACAGAAAGAAGTTTTCCGCTATCACTCATGTTTTGAAACGCTTCATAGGCTTTTTTTACCCTTGCGACTGCATTAGTGCATGATTGAACCGCCGCTATAGCCATTTCTGTATAACTCATTACACCTTCTACGACATTCATTGCCTGTGTAAATGCGCTAGCTGCGTCAGAAATAGAAGAAAACCATGTGCCTTGTTTTGTCTTTTCTTTTACAAGTCCGAACATTTCAAGAGAATAGTTGTAATAATTAGGCTTTGAACTTGAACGCTTGATTTTCAAGTCCTTAATGAAAACTTGCCAATAATTCCTTGTCGCCGGAGTTTTACCGCTGCTTATCTTCACAAAATCTATAATGTTTGTTTTTGAAAGGTCATAAAGATAAATTGTCTTTTCCGTTCCGTCTGTGTCAGAACTTAAATCGTGCCATTCCTCAATAACCTTTTGGAGTTCCCATATCTCTTTTTCGCCGTTGAGATATAAAGGCGGTTTAATAAATCCACGGTAAATGATTTTTTTATCTTCGTTTCCTGTAGTTCCGCTCAAATTGATTTTGATTGTGTCATTTCCATATCTATCAAATACAGAACCGCCGAAAGTTTTTGTTTCGGTAAGTCTCTGTGAAAAATCGTAATCTTCTCCTTCCGGCGGAATTGAAAAAGTGAATACATTTTCAACTTTTTCTCCTTTCAGAAATTCGAGCATATAAGACTTTTTGAAATATTTTAAATTTGGTATTCCCATAATTCAAAATCCCCTATGAAATATCATTAGAAATAGGAGAAGGATTCGGCGTTCCTGTCGCTTGTCCGGCAACGCTTATGATTACACTTCCGGACGGTATGGTAATTTCAGCGTTCTTTACTTCCTTTACAATTTCCGCTCCTATCTTTTCCCAAAGAGTTTTTATCTGTTGTTTAGCTTCTGCCGGCGCGTCAGAGGCGGTAATAATTGCCGCTATTCTGTCGCCTAATGCCGTTCCATTCATCGCCATAATCAATATCCTTTATGCGTTCAATGAAGTGTCGCCTACATGAGGCGCGCCGGTGAAAAGACAGGAAGGAAGGCCGCATAACGCCCCCGAACCTGTCGGCGCAACAGTGCCGGCAAGTTTAACTTGTCCGCCCTTAATCTCCGTTTTTACCGATGATTTTACGGTTACATTCTGAGCTTCAATGCTTGCGTCTTTATCGCATTTAATTGTCGCGTTTCCGCTTACATTAAGTTCAAGGTCTTTGTCAGCCGTAAAACTTACTTTTCCGTCTGTTTTAATTTCTATGCCGTCCTTAGAAACGGTTACGACATTGCCGTGAATCGTTATAGTCGCTTTTTCTTCGCCTTCCGATTCCTGGTCAATTTCAATCTTGATTGTCTCGTTTTCCGGTTTGTTCTTAATAACCTTCGTTCCGGTGCGAATGTCTGTTGTTTTCAGCCAACCGCCATTTTCCTGGCAAAGTCTTGTATTCGCCGTGTCTTCATCGTCCGCCATGTAATCTTTATGTATTGATGCGGTTGAGAACATTGAACACAAAACAAAACAATCGTCATAAGTGCCGTTTGGCATGACGCAATAAACATAAGTTCCCACCGGTGGAAGGTTTCTTTCTCCTGTAAGCTGCGGTTTTCCGTCCTTTTTGTATGTAACCCACTGTTGACTTGCCACTTCGACATTCATAAGTTCAATGCCTGTGTCCGTAACAACATGAACAGTATTTGTTTCCGGGTGAACTTCGGTAACCGCTCCAAAAAAGCCGTTTCTATGGTCAAAAGGCGTGGAAGTTCTGAACGGCGTTCTTTGAGGTGCGCTTTGTTTTTTATTCATAAAGATGTTTATGCCGCCCATTAAGCCTTCTCCTTTTTATTCTCCAAAAGATTTATTTTCTCGCTTATGCCGTTGAATGGGTGGAACTTTCCGCCCTTGTCATAATCACCGCCGCGAGAAACAGAAAGGTTGATGTCTCCGCCCTGTCCGTAGTTCCAGGAATGACTTATGCCTTCTACATAAAACTGCCCGCCCAAAAAGCCGATAACTTCTCCCGGCATAATCGGTCTATCATCGTTATAAGTCATGGCAAGAGTGATTGAACCGCTCATCATGCGGTCAAGGTTTCCGAACCATTCGCGCATATTTTTATTTATTTTTGCAAGGTTATCTTCTGTGTTCTTGTCGTTAGCCTTTTTAGACTTGTCGTAACCGTTGAATGTCGCAATCAGCGGTCTATATCCGTAAGTCTGATATTTCTTGTCGTCAAAAGTCAGCATTGGATTTCCCTTTTCGTCTTCAAGGGCAATCAGCTTCATAAGTTTGTCGTTTTCAATCGGATAACCGTTCAAATACGAGAAAAATACCGTGTAAACTTCCTTGTCGGAAAGAGCCAAATCTATAGACTTTACTTCATTACTTCTTAAATCACGGTTATAAACGCCGTTCCAATTTACAGATTTACCCTTGCTATTTTGGTAAACGTCCGCAGCGCCTTCATTACGGAACGGAACTTGACGGATAACGATTTTCATTTTGCCACTGTCATAGTCCATAGTCGCGAATCTTTCATAAATCGGCTCGGGTGTAAGTCCGCCTATAAGACTGTAAAAATCCTGTGTCTGTTCGCCTAAAGCAAGGTTTGCAAAAGGGTAATAAATCTTAGAGGTGTCGCAATCAAAAACACCGCCTATATTTGTGCTATCAATAAGACTTTTTATCGCGACCGTGCCGTTTGTTTCCGCAAGATTGCAAAAGAAATCCCAAGCCTTTGTTATTACATCTTTAATAGGCTTGTTTTCTCCGGCTATTTCGGCGGTGAGTTTAGTTCGTAAGTTTGTAGTTTCTTTTACCTGTTTTGTAAGAATCATTGCGGTAGAATCAAGATTTAAATAAAACTGCGAGATAAGTCCGGCCGCTGAAATACCGCTAACTTGCAATCTTCTTACAATGCCGCCGTCCGTAACCTGTGCGACATATTTCTTGCTTTTTACAATGCCGATAAAAACCGGATTGTTTTTTCTTCTGCTAGGATTGAACGCGCTTAAAAGGCTTGAACCGTTTTCAATGCGGTTTTCGTAAATCTCCACAATGTCGAGAATCTGAATCTTGTCAAAAAGCGTCTGCTCTCCGATTTTATCCGGAAAGAAAGTGAGGGAAAAAGAGCCGTTTACATCGCTTTTTGAAAGAGAAAACTGATATGACTGTAATTGAGTTTGCTTGTCAAGGGAAAAGGTTAGTTTTGTATCTTCGTCAGTGCCATAAATAGGCTCTTCGGGAACTTCCGTTTTTTCAAACAATTCAAGTTTTCCGCCGACACTGTTGATTTTCGCCCTAACAGTTTCATAACTTACAGTAGGGTGTCTTACCGCAAGCCAGGCACGCCGTGCGTCATGCCCTGTAATGCCGGAGTTTATAAGTTCAATGGCTATTTTTGTTATTTCGTCATAGTCTGTCTTTGTTTTTCCGGCGTTTGTAATTTTAAGCCTTTTAATGATTACTTTAGGATTTGGAGATTGTATAACTGTCTGATTTACATTCATTTTTTATGACAACCCCCTTAAACAAAAAAAAGGCAGCCGAAAAACTTCAAGAAACGCATAATTTCAGCGTAACTTAAAATCTTTCGGCTGCCCTTGATAAGACACACCGCCTGTTATTTCGTAAAGTCTATTCTAATAATAAAACCAAAAGCCTTAACTGTCAATTATACATAGCCTTTGCCGGAATGTGTAAGATTATACCAGGAAAATACCGATACTTAGAGAATTAAGAGGTGAATCTGTGAAAAGTCGTATAAAACTCTCCGATAAGACATATTTCGGTTATACATTGTCGCTCGCTCAATTATCAATGCTATCTTTTACGCCCGAAAATGAGCGTGAAAAAATCTGCTACTTTGTTACGGAATGTTTAACAAAGCATTTAGGAAAAAATCGCTTGAAACAACTATTGTTTGATAATAATTGCAAGGTTGATAACTACTTATTCTCTGATTTAGTTTACTGTTTTACAGTCGGTGAAGAAAAAGAAATAATGGAAGAATGGTATGTAGGTTTTAATGATGAAAAGGATTTTGAAAGCAAAAATGTTTACATTTTTATACTTTTCGTGTTATTATTTAGACAGAGAGGTGAAATATGAAAAAGAAAATTTTTGCCGTAATCTTAATTTTATTCGTTGCCGTTTCTGCTTTCGCCAAGCCGAAAAAAGAACCGCTCATTGATTTTATTGTCGATGTCTACAATCAGAAAGAACCTTGCTCTAACGAAAACTTTCTGAAACATGGATTTGTAAAAAACTCACAAGGCTATATAACAACCTGGCACAATTTGACTGTTCAACTTGTTTTGAATGATTCAGAATTAGACAGATATGTTTTTTCTGCAAAAGATGAATCGACATATTTATCAAGTTGGAGTGATTTTATCACTTACATCTATGACAGATATGACAAAGTTGAACAGTCAAAAGGTCAGTTTATAAATGGAGTCAACAGTCTCGCCGAGGGAATGGCTTATGACTTTTCTTGCGTAACTGTCTTTAATTTTGCCCCAACAATAAACAAGTTTGAATTGTATTATAACTACTTGCTTTAATATGTTGTAAGCACAACTTTACCATTTCCGAACGCCTGTTCCAATGCCTTTTGGAAAGCTGCTGCTAATACATCTTTATTCGTCTCTGTAATTTCCGGCATAATACCTGTATTTATCATCTTCGATAAGATGTCTCTATACTTAGATTCTTTAGCAATATTAGGGTTTTTGTCTCCATATTTTGAAGAGAAGGCCGCCGCACCAAGTTCTGTATATAAAACATCAGCATAAACAGAGTTTTTATCTTCAAGTTCTTTGAGCATTGAACCGTAACTTATAGATTCTTTTAGACCTTCTCTTGCACTACGATTTGCTGAACCGTTTGCTTTCATAGCGTCAGTAAGCGCGTTAGTATTACCTGTTTCTTTTGCCGTTTCAAGTCCGCGTCCTCTTTCTTCTGCCGCAAGGTTTTTCAGTTCTTCAAGATTCTGCTCCCACCTTCCCATGCCGATAAGCTGCA